TTAAGTTCTCTATGTAATCTCTATTCTTACTACCTCCTAACCCTCTAGCTTGTATGTGATGGATGTCCTGTCCTGGACTGCCACACATTTCGCATCCGATAAAATCAGTTTCATCTAAGTAAAAGAATGTCATATATACTTTAGTGTGATTTCTCATTTTTTAATTCTTCTTCATATTTTTTTGCGTATGCTATAGCTCTTTTTGTTTTTTCTTCATTCTCTTTTTTTATTTCTTCAAACTTTTTATTTATATATTCTTTTATATATTCTCTTAATTCTTCTTCAGATAAATACGTTTTATATTTTACAACTTTTCTCATATACTTTTTTTAGATTATTCATTATTTGTTTATTACAAGGGCTACAGCTTTTCCATTCAGGATTAACACCAAATACTCCAACATATAATGCTGATACTATCCCTCTTTCAGCAGGAGTAAGCATACCCTTTTTATCTACAGCAGGTATTACTTCATCATATATCTTCATCTCATCCTCTGTAAATTGTCTGATATTGCGAAAGTTTGGAAACATCTGATTCAGTTTCTTTCTTCTTTCTTCGCATTTATTACAATCTTCGCCTAATATAGTTTTAGCTAATTTATCTATACCTGTAGCTTTTGTAATCTTTGCTATTGTATCTCCTAAGCCTTTATTCTTTTTTGTACTCATCTTCTATAAATTTTATTACTTCATTTAATGTTATATTGTTTTCCTTAAATGCTACAAGTATTCCCATTAAAGCATATTTCTTTATATCATTTTTCTTGTTCATTTTTTAAATACTTTTTTACTATTCGTATTGATTTACCTAGTGTATTTCTATTAATCTTTGTAGCCATCTGCATAGATGTTAAGCTAAAGCCATTTAGATAGTATATTTTAAATATCTGTACATCAAACCAATTTAAATCTTTACATTTTTTATCTATCCAATTTAACTTTCTTTCCATTTCTATAAGCTCCTCCCAATTTTCTATTGCAATACTTCCCCCTTTATTAAATATATGATTTTCTTTATATTGTTTCCTGAGCTTATAATGTCTTTTATATTTAGTATAAAAAGGCGAAGTTGAAGAATGGTATTGATTTATCATAACTCTTACGATATAATACAATAATTCCCCCCGGTTTATTAATCCATTAATCAACTCCTCCTCTTTGCTGTAAAGCTCTAATATTACCTCGTGCAACAAATCCTCATAGTCTGGGTATTTATTAGATGTTAATTTTCTACTAACTTCTGTTAGTTTGGTATACTTTTTGTCTATATATATGTTTAAACTAATCACAATTTAGCTATTCCCATTTCTAATAATTGTTCGTATTCCCATAGACCAAGTTTACTACCCTCTATTTTTACATTTGTTTTATACTTATTATATAATTCTTTTTCTTTTTTAAATATATACTTGTCATAATCTACTCCCTCAAAATCAGTATCTAAATCTCTATGAATAAATGTCTTTTCTTTTTTACCATCATTTACAAAGAATATAAAACAATGAGTAAATATTGTATGGCTTGGCTTTCTAATGTTCTTAAAAAATCTAAATGGTTTCATTCTTATATGCGTTTATTATTTCTATAAATTGCTCTAATGATCTACAGACTATTGCCTTGTAGTTTCTAGCATTTAATTTAGCTATCCATTCTTTCTGCTCTTTTGTAGGCTTATTATATCCCACTTTAAGCTCTACCATTAAGCCATTGTATTTATCGTTGTTAGATGGCTCAAAAATAAGTACATCAGGTACTCCTTTTGAGTAGTGTTTAGATAACATTCTTTTTTGTTTCCAATTAGACTTACCTAAAAATACGCCTCCAAGAGTACAAGTAAATAACATTCCTGTATACTCTAAATAGGTTACTACTGAATTTTGTAAATCTATCTCTTTCATTTTCTATTATCTATAAATATGGTTAATTGTATTAATAGTAAGTATATTCGTAACTCAAAATAAGGATGATTTTTATCAGCTTCAAAATGTCTTACTCCAAGCATTAATCCATTCCAAATAAAATTAATTACTATATTCATCTTTTTAGCCATTTAATTTTTCCATCATAGCTATTTACTTTCTTTATATATCCTAAGCTCTCTAAGTGTTTGTAATAGCTTCTAAGAGCTGTATGATCTTGTTCTAGTCTTTTAGCAAAATGTATATCATAATAGTCTGGATATTTAGGCTCAGTAGTTTTAGTAGTCTTTTCAAACTTTGCATTATTTCTACACCATCTTTTATATCTTAATGATGTATTCCAAGTACGCTCAAGTTCCCACCTCATCTTTCCTTTGTTATTTTCTTCTGTCCAATAGTCTAAAAAATCTTCTATAAATTCTTTAGGACTTAATTCTTTAATATCATTTAAAAATTTGTCCTTTGGGGATATACTATTATTATTCTTTATTATTATTTCTTTATTCTTATTAATAGTGTTAGAGTTTTTTAATATCTTGTTGTTAAAATTTTCACATTCTAGTATTGAAGTTTTTTGAATACTAGAGTTTAAGTTTTTTAATATCTGAGATTCATCTATTTGAAAGTATAATTTAGCAGGTACTCCCTTTCTAACTACCCTTAGTATGCCCCATTTTGTAAGTGTAGCTATAGCTTGTTTAATTTGATAGTAAGAAAGGGTAGTTACACAGCTTATGTTTTCTGTAGTACAAAAGAACATTCCATCTTTTAATTGTCCTTGTTCTTTAAAGTAATTCTGTTGCTGATATAAATGTGATAGTACAACATTAGCATCTATCCCAAAGGCAACTAAAAGAGATTTATTTAAAATAAGAAATGGAGTAGATGCTAATATTGATTTTTTCATTGTGCTTAATATATAATATATTTTATATAATTATTAAACTAACTGTATGTTAGTTATTAACATAGTATTGTTAAAAAGGTACTTCAACAGGTTTCTTTTTATTTAATACCCATTCTTCAAATTCTTCTGCTGTTCCAATAACTTGTGAAGTAGTACAGCTTGATCCTGAATGAAAATCTACTGCAGCTTTTAACATACTCTGTCTAATGATATACTTTTGTCTATCATCATTATTTGTATAGTTAGTAGTAAAACCTCCACCCTCTGGAATAATTTTAATAGAGCCTTTCTCATTCTTAGAGTAGTTATATTCTTTACCTATTTCTAATCTATGCTCCTCACTCTTTTTGAATATAGTACCTGTAGTACCATCTTCAAATTCTACATCAAACTTGTAAAAGTCTTTCCAATTACCATTAGCCTGAATGTTTTTTAATTTACTTTTTGTCATTTGTATTTAGTATTTAATTAATAATTCGTTAATATCCACGTTCAATATATTACATAATTTTAATAATTCTGATACTTTAAATGTACCAGGATTCTCAATTTTATTTAATATACTTGGATAGGATAAATCCATTTCATCAGCAAGTTGTACCTTTCTGATTTTTTGTCTAATCATTAGCCTATAGATAGATTCTCTTATATCTTGACTTGTGTTTAAAAGTTTATATTTCATTGTCTTTTTTTATTAATGAGTTAATCATATCGTAATATTTATTATACATTTTATTAAATGTAATTTTTACAGCAGGTCGTAAAACATAACCTCTAAATTCGTGATAGTTATTTCTATATAGAGTATCGTGTTCATTACCATAGATTCTTTTACATTCTTCTAAAGCTAGATGTTCAGCTAATTCTTTTAAATTTAAATTTACCATAATATTCTTTTTATAAATATATATATTATTTTATAAAACTGTTTATTCTTTTATATTAAAGTTAGCATAATCTACATCATTCTGAATTAAAAAATATCTTTTAAATCTTTTCTTTTGTCCATATAAATTAACTCTCTTTTCCCACTTGTCTAATATAGTATAACCATCTTCTTTAAGGTTTCTAATAACTCCCTGTAGATCAATTATAAAAAGCTCTACAACGCACTCAAAAGAAGTTATACTTTCATTCTCTTTGAGGTACTTTAATAATGTTTCTTTTTGTGTCATATCTTATTTATGTATTTATTTAATTTTTCTTTCATATAAGGTATATCAATAGTGTGTAATAATTGATAGGTAGATACTTTAATAATCAATTCATTACCATTATCATCATATCCTCCTATATGCGTTTCCTCGCCACTACAAGCAAATGTAGTTAGTTCTGATGTTTCTATATACTTTACACTCATTACTCTTTAGATTTTAAATAATCCTCGTATTCCCTCATCACTTCCTTGTGGTCAATATCTTTATCTTTAGCTCTAATAGTCAAATCATCTAAATCTTTTAAAGTTCCCTCAAAATTAGGAATCTCTATAATATCCTCCATAAATGATGAGCCTATTATTTTAATTTCATTATGAGGCTTAGTATATAAAACACTTAGCATATCATCTAATTGTTTTTTAGTACCTATAAACTGTGAACTCTCATAACTACTACTAGGCAAATCAGTAAAGTTCTCTCCTGTAATATGATCCTTAGCAACATCTAGGAATGTACCTTTATAATCAATGTAGTCTAATTGCCATTTAGCCTTAACAGTATTATATAATGTAGGCTTATTTAGTTCCTGTGAACGTGCTGATTTTCTTCTATATTCTTCCATATATTTATCAAACTCGCTACGCTCCTCTTGTAATTCTTTTAATTTATTC